TAAATAAATACAGATTATTAATTTTTAATCACATGTCCGTTGGTAGCAACAATTTACAAGAAATGGAAAACGCAGTAACTAAAGGAGCTGCTAAAGCTGAAGCAATGCCAAGTCTAACTGGGACAACTCCTGGTCAAACTGGTACTGTTGAAGATTTAGGTGGCCCAACTCCCCAAAATTATAAAGTCGATGATGATTCGGCAAAACTAAAAACACCTGGTCAAACACTTAAGCAAGTTAAGGATATTGTTAACAAAGGTGCAAAACCAGCAGATCCAATGCCAGCAGGTATGAAGGAAGAGGATCAAGTCGAAGGTGACGTAGTTGCCGAAGATGAGCAGGTTACTGACGAAGTAGTTTCTGAAGAAGAAACAACAACGGATGAAGTAGTTTCTGAAGAAGAAACATCTGAAGAAGAAGTCGTTGCCGAAGAGGAAGAGACAATTGAATATTCCGTAGAGGATGACATCAATGCTCTTGTCGAAGGTGAAGAACTTTCTGAAGACTTCAAAGCAAAAGCAGCAACTATATTTGAAGCTGCAATTAATTCCAAAGTATCTGGAATTAAAGAGCAACTAGTTGCTTCATACGAGGAAAAACTCGTTGAAGAAGTTGCTTCAATCAAAGAAGAATTAAAAGACCGTGTTGACTCATACCTTGAGTATGTTGCTGACGAGTGGATTGCAGAAAATCAACTAGCAGTCGAGTCTGGTCTTAAAGAAGAAATGACTGAATCATTCATCTCTGGAATGAAGAGTCTATTTGAAGAACATTATGTAACAATCCCTGAAGAGAAATACGATGTCATCGAGAGCATGGTAGATAAACTTGATGAAATGGAAGGTAAACTCAACG